TTATTAAGTTTTTTTTATTTATTTTTGTAGAAATTATTAACTAATAGACTTACGACTAATATTAATTAAATTTGTAATATGAAATACACATTAAAATTTTTACAATTCTACAAAGAATTCTTTGAGGAGGATGGTTATAAGTGGACATTACAAGAAGTAAAAAGAAAACTTATAAAAGACAATATAAAAGAATATATAATATGAAAAAATTTATAGCCACTATATCATGTGATTCGCAAAGCTCAAGTTATGGTGTAATAGAAAAATATAGATACCCTACAACAAAAGTTGGTGTAGGTTATACCCACAGTGAACAAGCTCTTATACATTCAAAACTAAGAGAATGGAAAAAAGGTCAAGACTTATATTTTTGGAAACAATATTCAAAAGATCTAAATTTTTTAAAAGTAAAACCAGAAGAGTGTACACCAGAGTTAATCGGTAACAGAACTGTAGCACATCGTTTAAAAAATATACCATACACACATTTATTATACGACAGATAATTCTATAATTCTGACAGATGGTAGAAACACACAAGTTCTGGCTGTAAAACCTTTTGATGAAGACATCCATGCTGTCATCACTGACATAGACACATTAGTTCCTCAATTTGTCAACAAAGAAACACACGACTTAATTAAAGAAAACGCAAATAATTTAATTAGGAAATATTTTGACATTGAAGGAATGACAAAAGACATAAATGATTATGCTGTTGATTCTTCTTTTAGAATTCCAAATGAAGTTATTGACTATATGAAGTTCAATTACGAATCTGGAATGGTTAGAGGTGACAGCTATAGTTTTGAAGTAAAAGACAATTATTTACATATTGATTTGGTTGTTAACTAATTATTATGTATTTTTGAAGCAATTGTTTTCATTTTAAGTTGGTATTTATGATTAAATCTGAGTACATAAACTAAGTTATACCAGAACCACTGAGCAGGGCAACCTGTGGATAGAAGGGATAAACAAAGCCAACTTTTTTTTTAACTAATATAAAAATTATGAATAGAGAATATAAGGCAAAACTTGGTAAGTATAAATACGAGCCATTAGACTATAAATCTTGGGTAAAATATGTTGCAGAGACGTATGAAAAAATGAGATCTAAAAGTTTAGATAAAAAAATTAAAGATCAGACCCCACAAATTAAGGAGAATGTAATACAATTCTGCACAAGATGAAAGAAATTCATCAGTTAATCTTGAAGGAGAAGTTAAAGGACAACCCTGATATAAAATATATACAGTGGTTACAAAAACTTAATCAAGATATACTAAAAAAAATTATTATAAATAATTACAAAACAAAATAACAAGTCGGGAATAATCCCATAATTTTATAGGTGTAAGATACCTTAATATTAAATGTTTGACTTGTTGTATTTAGGGAGGTAGGTATAAAGGCAATAATGCCCAAACAAGTTAATACTCTTATCTACCTCCTAAAAATTTAATTGAATAAAATGAAAAGATTAGCACAATATTTAGTGGACCAAGTCAGGTCCGAACAACACTTGAGGAACTATAATAAAGCACATAGATTAGACACTATTGAAATGAATAATTTCTTTAAAGAGACTGATAAAATAGAAATAAAAGGTAGATTTGTTTCTGCGTGTAAATACGCATTACCAATACCTGAAAAGATCATTGTAAAAAATGATATGAGTAAATATAAATTAAATAAAACATTAACCGAAGAATTTATAAATAGATATGAAAGAAATAAGAAAAAAACCAAATTATTATATAGGAAAAAACGGGTATGAAGCCGAGCAAGTTGTGTATGGGTTTTCCTGCTCATACAATGTAGGAAATGCTGTTACTTACCTTTTAAGAGCAGGTAAAAAAGAAGAAGAAGGTATGACACTAACAGAGAAGCATATTGAAGATTTAGAAAAAGCAATACACCATCTACAGTATGAAATAAAAAATTTAAAAAAAGAAGACAAGCTGAACAAGATGATTTTATAATAAAAAAATAAGTAAAATGAAAAAAGAAATATTTGATACATACGCTGAATTAGTAGCTGAACAATTTTATATATCATTGGAGGACATGTTTTCAAAATCACGTGTTTCACCAAGACCTGAAGCAAGACAAATGCTTTATTATTTAGCATATGAAAGGCCAATTAAAATTAGTAGTATAAGAAGGTTTATGGAAAAAAATGGATTACCTGTACAACATAATACTATAATGAATGGTGTAGAAAAAGCTAAAAAATTAGTAGATCAAGACAAAGACTATCAAGAGTTCGTTAAAAAAATATCTAATGTATAGTAAAGACGATATATTTAATCAAGCACTTCAAGATCAAACCATACAGTACAAAAGAAATGGAGGTATGAGCATGATTAATGTAGGAGTTAAGATTAGTAAATATCCAAGCAAATTAGAAATTCTTAACTGTTCTAAAAATGGAGATTACTATCAAGAACTTACTGATAATGAATACAATATATTTTATGAGAATGGTTGGGAAAAAGGTTGCAGACTATTAGCATTAGAAAACTGCAAAAGAAAACTAAACATCATTCAGGATAAAATGAAAACAGAAGTAAACACTCGTAAAAACGATAAGTTTATTAAGAATCTAAAAAATAAACGAGAGATTATAATGAAAAAATATGCTTATCACACAAACAAATTAATTAATTAAAATAAAATCACATGGAAAAGAAAAACATTTATAAAGCTTTGGCTGATTTTCAGCAAGAAGTTCCTGTACTCTTAAAAGGAACAGATGGATATGGATACAAGTATATTAGACTTGAGCATATGATAGCACAAATAAATCCTTTATTAAAAAAACATAATTTAGGTTTTACTCAGTTAGTTCAGGGAGATGGACTCACAACTATATTATTTCACACACTAACAGGAGAGACTATTGAAAGCCATGCTAATATACCTGACTGTGATCAAAAGGGAATGAATAAACATCAATCAGCAGGAGCAGGAATAACTTATTACAGAAGGTATTCTTTAAGTTCTATGCTTGGTATAATAACAGATAAAGATACAGATGCTAATATATACGATACTGTAAAACCTGAAGTAAAGAAAAAACCTGTTACAAACACTAAAGTAGAGTTAGAAGTTGGTGGTGAAGATTGGAAAAATGTTTTATCATACATTGCCGATCCTAAAATAAAAGCATTAGGTCTTCCTGTTATTGTTGAGCATGTACAACAAAGGTTTAAAGTTTCTGCAAAGACTAAAAAAGAACTTTCAAAACATATATAATGGATTTGCATAAATTAGTAGAGGTTGTAAACAACCTTAAAGATGACACTAAATATTATGGTGAATATGGCAAACAGTGGTTGTCTAATTCTGACATCAACACTTTGTTAAATAACCCAAAACAATTTAGAAAACCTCAACAAGAAACTAAGGCAATGCTTGAAGGTAGATACTTTCATACAGCTATGTTAGAACCTGAAAAATTAAAGGACTTTACTGTATTAAATTTACAAAGTAGAAATACTAAAACATATAAAGAGTATGTTGAACAAAATGATAAAGAAATTTATCTACTTGTTAAAGAAGTTCAGCATCTATCTAATGTTGTAAAAGTAATGAGATCTAACAAGCATATGAGTAAATATATATATGACATAGATAATATGTATGAAGTTCCTATGGTGAAAGAGTTGTATGGATTACAGTGGAAAGGTAAAGCAGATATTGTATGTACAGATCAATTGATAGATATCAAAACCACATCTGATATAAATAAGTTTAAATTTTCTGCAAGAAAATATAATTATGATAGTCAAGCTTACATATACCAAGAACTCTTTGGCAAACCTTTAGTGTTTTATGTAATAGATAAAAATACATTAGACTTAGGAATTTATGAGCCATCTCCTGATTTTTTAGAAAGGGGTAAAGAAAAGGTAGAGGATGCTGTTCATATTTATAACAGATTCTTTAGCGATGATGCTACTGAAGACATAAACCAATATGTTCATTATGAAACACTATAGAAACATTATTTGGCATAGAAAAATATTTTTTGTTTTAAAGGTTGTTTTAAAGGTAATAAAACACTATCTTTCAAAGCTCTCTTGGAAACGAGAAATCTTTATAGTAGAAGTTCCAACTACTATGAAAAGCGAACAGGATAAGCAAAAGCTTATGGCTGACGTTTTAGACATTTTGGAACATGAAATTAAAATACATTAAAATGGATGATAAAAAAATTTTTGTAGGTAATGGTATAGAAAAGTTTGATGGTAACCTCGTATCGGTTAGTGTTTGCTTATCTGATTTACCTGCAGAGCATATTCAAACAGGTAAAAATGGTAAAAAGTATATAAATCTTAACGTTCAAAAAAGACAAAATGGTGCAGATCAATATGGTAAAACACATTATCTTGCTGTTGATACTTGGAAACCAGAAGCAAAAAAAGAGGTTGTTACTCCAGAGGATGACTTACCATTCTAATTGTTGTGTGTTTAGTAAAGGGGGAAAGATATTTCTTTCCCTCTTTTTTTACTTATAACTCTGGAATATATAAAATAATAATATAATATAATAATAATCAATAAGTTATATAAAAATAACTTTGGAATAAGTTTGGAATATAAATGGAAATAACAATATTTAAGGACATAAAAAATACAGATCAACCTTTTTACAGAGAGGTAGAAGTAACTTTAGAAAGGATTGAAAAAGGAAACTCAGCTGAGACAGTAAAAAATATTAGAGCTGAAAAAGATAAAGATAAAAGAAACGAATTAAAAAAATTATTACCTGCCATATGTTTTAGTGGTAAGTTTAATAAAAGAAATGACAAATCATTACTTGAACATAGTGGTCTAATATGTTTAGATTTTGATGGATATAAAACAAACAAAGAATTACTTCAGGAAAAAGAAAAGCTAACTAAAAACAAGTATATATACAGTGTATTTGTTTCACCAAGTGGAAAAGGTTTAAAAGCACTTGTCAAAATTCCACCTATAGTTGAAAACCACAAAAGATATTTTAAGTCTTTACAAAAGTTTTTAGACTCTCCCTATTTTGATTCTACCTCACAAAACGTATCACGAGTATGCTATGAAAGTTATGATCCATTAATATATGTAAATAAAAATTCAAGTGTATGGGAAAAAATAGAAGAAACAGAATTTGTTGAGGTAAATAAAAATTTAGACAAACCTACTATACCAATTACAGATGAAAATAAAATAGTAGACATACTTATAAAATGGTGGGAAAAAAAATACGGTTTAAAAAATGGTGAAAGAAATAATAATGTATACATACTTGCAGCTGCCTTTAATGATTTTGGAGTCCCACAAAACTTGGCTGAGTATGTAATGGGTAATTTTGACTCAAAAGATTTTAATCTAAATGAAATTAAAAGAACAATACAGTCAGCATATGCAAACACACAAAACTTTGGCACAAAATATTATGAGGATGAAGACAGGGTTAATTTAGTAAAACAACAGTTAAGACGTGGTGTGCCAAAAAAAGAAATACGATGTCAATTAGAAGACGAAAATATTGATGTCGTAGATATAGAAAATGTTATAGTTCGTCTTGAAGAAGAACAAGCTGTTTATCAGTTTTGGACAAAAAGTGACAAAGGAGTTGTAAAAATAACACACATATTATTTAAAAACTTTTTAGAGGATAATGGTTTTTATAAGTTTAATCCTGTAGGAAGTAAAAATTATGTTTTTGTTAGAGTCACTAACAATTTAATTGATCACACTTCAGAAAAAGAAATAAAAGATTTTGTTCTAAGTTATCTGTTGACTATAGATGACTTATCTGTATATAACTATTTTGCAGAGATGACAAGATATTTTAGGGAAGAGTTTCTTACATTGCTTTCTTCTATCAATGTGTTTTTTATTGAAAACACAAAGGAAACTGCATATTTATATTACATGAATTGTGCTGTTAAAGTTACACCTAAAGACATAACTCTAATTGATTATATAGATTTAGGAGGTTACGTTTGGAGAGACCATGTTATTGACAGAAACTTTACTATGTGTAAAGTAGGCAAATGTGATTACAAAACTTTTATATCTAATATTTGTGGTGAAGATCAAAGTCGTATTGACTCTATGGAATCTACTATAGGTTACTTATTACATGGATGGAAAAACTTATCTTATTGTCCTGCTGTTATTTTAAATGATGAGGTAATATCTGACAATCCAGAGGGAGGAACAGGTAAGGGGTTGTTTATGAATGGACTATCTCACATGAAAAAGTTAGTTACAATTGATGGTAAAAGTTTTACTTTTGAAAGATCATTTGCATATCAATTAGTTTCAGCTGACACACAGATATTATGTTTTGATGATGTAAAAAAATCATTTGATTTTGAAAGGTTGTTTAGTGTAATTACTGAAGGTTTAACATTAGAAAAGAAAAATAAAGATGCAATAAAAATACCATTTGCTAAATCTCCAAAGGTTGCATTAACTACAAATTATGCTATTAAAGGAAAAGGTTCTTCATTTGAAAGAAGGAAATGGGAATTGGAACTCGCACAACACTACACTAAAGAATTTACTCCATTAGTAGAATTTGGAAAACTTATGTTTGGTGAATGGGATGATAATGAATGGTGTCAGTTTGATAATTATATGATACAAAATTTACAAGTATATTTAAATAAAGGTTTATTAAAAAGTCAATTTGTAAATCTAAAAATTAGGAAATTATCAGCAGAAACATGTCATGAATTTATTGAATGGTGTGGATTGATAAATGGTAGTCAACCTAATGAGATGTTAAAACCGAACACAAGAATATTTAAACAAGACTTGTATGATGACTTTATTAACGAACATCCTGACTTTGCACCTAAATCTAAATTTACTATATCAAGAATAAAGTTTTGGGGTTGGATACGTTCTTATTCTGTTTTTAAATTTGGAAAAGAATTTGAAGAGGGTAGAAATATAAATGGTAGATACATAGAATTTAAAACAGATGATGATGAAATTTAGAGATTACCAAAACGAAATTATTGACAAAGCTGTAAAAATATTTTGCTATGGCTATAGTAATTTTGTTTACTTAGCTATGGAAGTAAGAACAGGTAAAACCCTTACAAGTTTAGGAATTTGCACTGAACTTGAAGCTAAAAACGTTTTGTTCATTACAAAGAAGAAAGCTATATCAAGTATAGAACACGATTATTATTTATTAAATCCAAAGTTTTATTTGGAAGTAATAAATTATGAGTCATTGCATAAAGTACCTCAAACAGGATGGGATGTTGTAATTTGTGATGAGGCACATTCTTTAGGAGCATTTCCTCGGCCAAACAAAAGAGCAAAACAAGTTAAAGAAATATTTAGAAGATCAAACCCACAGGTCTTGCTTTTATCAGGCACACCAACACCTGAGTCATACAGTCAAATGTATCATCAAGTTTATGGTATAAAAAATAATCCTTTTGCTAAATTTAAAAACTTTTATGCTTTTGCAAAAACTCACGTTAACGTCACACAGCGTAAAATAAACAGCATGATGATTAATGACTATACAAAAGGATTAAAGTCTATTATAACAGCTGTAAACCCCTTTAAAATAAGTTACACACAAAAGGAGGCAGGATTTAAAACAGAAACTGAAGAAAAAATATTATATGTAGAGTTAAATGATGCTACTAAAAATTTAATTAAAAGATTAAAAAAAGACAGGGTAGTAGAGGGTGATGGCGAAATACTATTGGGTGATACAGGTGTTAAGCTTATGTCCAAAGTTCATCAACTTTGTTCTGGTACAGTAAAGTTTGAGAGCGGAAAAGCTATAACAGTAGATTTTAGTAAAGTTAATTTTATAAAAAAATATTTTAAAAATAAAAAGATTGCAATATTTTATAAGTTTACTCAAGAGTATAAAGCATTAAAAGAAGTTTTTGAAGATGAGCTTACAAATGATTTAGAAGAATTTAAATCTACAAACAAATCAATAGCTTTGCAAATAGTGGCAGGACGTGAAGGAGTAAGCCTCAAAGAAGCAGAAGCTTTGGTATACTATAATATTGATTTTAGTGCTACATCATATTTTCAAAGTCGTGATCGTATGACAACAAAAGATAGGTCTTATAATAAAATCTATTGGATATTTAGTTACAAAGGAATAGAAAATGATATATATAAAACCGTAGTTAAAAAGAAAGATTATACACTAAATCATTTTAAAAGAGATTCATTAGATTTGTAGTATGACTGAAAACCAAATCCAATTAAAACGTATAAAACAATTGGAGAAACAGGG